AGATTACTAAAACCACCTACTATATTGATATACTCCATTTCTAGAGCTTCTTTACCATCAATTTCAGCCATTTTAGCTGCTATGGCATCTGCTGCTTCTTGATCAACTATTACTTTAGCTGCTTCAGCGTCGGTTTGTGCTGCTTCTTCTTTAACACCAGCATAAAAATCTCTTACTGCTTGTACTGCTTCTAAATCAGCACCTAATTCTTCTAATTCTAATAATTTACGTTCCTCTTCTAACTCGGCTTTTTCTAATTCAGTTTCTTGATCACGTTCTTCTATCATAGCAAGGAATTCATCCTTAATACCTTGAATAGTTTCTAATCGTGTTTTTTCCTCTTCAGCTGCTTTTTCAGTTGCTGCATCTTCTTCTGCTTTCTTTTTATCTCGTTCTTCTTGACGTTTTACCCTAGCTGCTTCCGCTGCAGCATCTATTGCGTCTTGTTTCTTTTTAAGTTGCGCTGCCTCAAATGCTTCTTCATCAGCTAATGCATCTTTTCTTTCCTGACTACCTTCCTCAGTTAAACTAGTTAATAAAGCTTGTTTTTCACGTTCTAAATCAACAGTTTCTTCACCTGCTGCCTTACGAACTTTAAGTTCATTATCAATGTCTTTAACTCGTTGTTCAGATGCTTCTTTAGCTGCTTGTGCTGCTTTTTCTTCTGCTGATGCTGTTAAACCTAATGCTTCACCTACAGCCATTACCAATCCTTTAAAGAACTGGAATACTTTATTTACTGCTTCGAATTTATCCTTTAATCCAACTACTAATGCTATTAATGTTGTAATTGCTAATATAGTTAAACCTATTGGATTCGCAGCTAATATAGCGTTAAATGCACGTTGCACAAGGTTATATGCTTTTTGTGCGATGCCTGCAAAGTTAACATTTTTAGCTAATTTACCAAATCCCTCTGATAAATCCTTTATACCCATACCAAACGCTATTGCGTTAGTTGCTTGGGCAGTTAATTTTTCGAAATTTTCATTTTCAATACCTAGTAAACCTAGACCACCTGTTAATGCAGCTACAGAACCTGCTACAACTTTAATTGCACCATCTGCTGTATCTAATTTTTTCTCTAATGTAAATCCTTCTACCGTAGCATTAGTTTCCTTTAACTCCTTCTCTAGCTTTTGAATATTACCAGCAGCCTTATCAAATGCTTTACTATTGACACCTACGTCCTTAATCTCCTGATTTAACTCATTTAATTCGTTTTCGATGTCCTGAATAGTTCTAACTGAACCACCCGCATTTACATTAATATTATAATCTATAGTCTGTGTTGCCATGTTACTAATAAATATTTATTTGAATAATTCTATCCTTGTCATTAATTTTTGTTTAAATCTATCATGTCCTCCTATTGTATCTAAGTCTAATGATAAATAATGCATTTTAAGCGCATTTACTGTTTTAATACGCATTATTAAACCATCAACGACAACTTTATTGAATTCTGGTAATGGTTTGTTATACACGTCAATATACACATCGTTATATTTTCCTAACCATCCTTGAGCATTAAACCTATTTGATGTATGTCTTCTATATCCGTCTATACTTATATTTTTATCTACAATTATATCTATTTCTTCCTTGTTGTAATCAGGAATAAGATCATGTAAATACAAAGCCAAACTTCCACATATAACGAATTCACCTATTGTTGCTTTTAAATGTTTAATTACTTCTCTCATTAACAATCATCTATACAAGTTCCTCCAAATACAATTCCTCCTGTTCCTGAACTAACAACTGTACCAGTTTGAGCACAGAACGTAGTTGAAGCATAATCTTCTACTCTTTCATATTCTGAAGTACCATCACAACAAATAAATGTTGCTTCTTGATAATCACCTGAAGTATTACCGTATATTGTAACTGATGTACAACCTGAAGGTGTAGGTGTAGGTGTTGGTGTAGGAGTAGGAACCGGTGTAGGTGTAGGAGTAGGTGTTGGCGTAGGCACTGGCGTTGGGCTTGGTGCTGGAGCTGGTGTATCTACTACATTGTTAAATACTGGATATAATTTAAGTAATTCAACTGTTACTACATCTGGTTCAGTTAAATTAAATCCTGATATTTTATTAATCCTATATGTTTGATCTTTGATAGTTATTCTATCGTTTAATTCTATATCCTTATATTCGTCAGGTGTAAAGTATAAATCCATAGTTACTTTCTTACCTTCATTCCAATATAATCCTGTAATATAATTTGCCCAATATGCTTGATATGCTGTTTGTGCTACAACTTCTGCTGTATCGTAATCTGAACCAATTGGAACAAATTCACTATATGAATTATCAAAATGTAAATTAAACAAATTTAATTGATTACCTACACCTGATACATTTGCTATTGTAGCGTATCCTTCACTACCACTATATGCTGCAGCACTACCTGGTGTACCAATAAACATAGTTCCGTTTGCAGCATTAACTAATGCATTATTTGCTAATTTGTATCCTATACGTGGTTTAAAATTAAATGACTTTAAACTATTATTATCGAACTTATATAAATGAGGAACATAATCATCTTGAACACCTAAATTATAAGTAAGGTTACCTTCATTTGTAATTGAACCTGATTGTAACATTGTACCCATTATTACAGGTGAGAAAAACGTTGTTATTTTTCTAGAGCCTTGTGGTATAGTTGAGTTACTAACTAATTGTACAGTTCCATAAGGTAAATTAGGTTGGTTTTCCTGAGTTATTTTACTAAATCTATCATTATCTTTACTATTACCAATAAAATTTTCTTTTGGTTGTTCTGATAATGGTGATGTAATTGATATTCTTTCTGCTGTGTTAAATTTATCAGTCCAATCTCTATCTCTACCACTTAACATCCAAGTATCAAATGGCTCTATTGAAATCATTTGATTTTGATTTTGTGTTGGGTAAGCAACCATGTTAAATTGCTCTAAAAATCCTTTAAATAAATCTAATGTTTTAGTGTTACCATCAAATTGTTGAGACATATCAATAGGAGCTCCTTCATATGATATAGGTGTTGATATAACATCAAAAAATGTTTCTTCTGAATTGTCATATATTGTTGATGTACCAATTGCTCCTGAACCTAAAGCTTCATATTGCAGTATCATTTCTAAAGTATCTCCTACAGTTAGATTTGGAATTGTAAATGCACCTGATTGTGTTACTAATTGTGATCCTGCAGGGTAAAATGGTCCGCCAACTAAATATCTTTGAAAACCACCTGCTGCAAAACTTACTTTTATACCTGTTTGATAACGAGCTTTAAATGATCCTACTACAGCATCAAATGCAGTACTAAAATCAACTGCATATGATCCATTTAAGGGTACAATATATCTGTGAGTAGCATTTGCAAAGTTAGAACTTGGATCAAAATCAGCTATATGTTCAACTGTTGCTTCATATTGTGCAAATCCTGATTGTGCTGGTAATGTTTGATTACCGCTTAATGAACCACTAAATGTTTCGTTAGATGCTCCTGCTGATGTAGGTCCTAATCTATCTGTTGATTTAGCTAATACATAAGCGTTTTTAAATGCTTCAGATGTTAAATCAGCAAATGAACTAGTAAACTCAAATCCTGCTTGAGCAGCTATTACATCTAATAATTCTTTACATCTCATTGCTGGTAATAATTGTTGAAATGCTAATGGTGTAAGTANATTATCTATTGAGCCTGTAGCTGATGCTAAACCACTAAATTGTATGAATGGTAATGAACCACTTGGATCAACTGCATAATATTCTTCTTCACCATCGTTTCCGTAATCAACTAAAGGATAATATACAGCTCCGTTTAAAGGTAAATCACTATTATTTTCTGATCCTGACCAACTACCTGTTATAAAAGCAGCAGTTAAATTATGATCGTAAGCACTAAAATCAGCATTGACAATAAATTTGCCGTCTAATTCACTTGTAAATTGTATAGCCTGATCAACTACGTTAACTTTATAAGTTACGTAACCATCTTCACTTGCGACTACTTCAATTAATTGCATATTACCTGTTAATATCTCATCACCATCGATTAATACTGAGGCAGGTATAAAATCATATAATGAAGGAATATCTGTAGCTCCTATATCATATGCGTTGTTAAAAAATAAATTATTTTTCTTAGTACCTGGTAATTCAAATGTTTGTGATCCAACACCAAATACTACTCCAATTCTAGAATTGTCAAAGTTAGAAATATCTAAACGCAGTGGGATATTAGAATCAATGTCTAAATCTGTTACTCTGTTATTATTAATTACTCTTAATACTATATCTCTCATTATGTTCTACTTCTAGGTTTATTAGACATTTCGTATTGTATCGTTACTTGAAATACTTTTTGCGATTTTATATTCGTTCTATATCTAAAGCTACTGTTTGTGATGTTAATAGGAACAAATGTAGTTCCTACTTGTAACATTACATTAGGCGAATGTATTAATTCACTGTAATAATCAGCATTAGAAAATTCACCTCTTATTGTTGATATTCTATCTATAATAGGTTTACTTGTAATTTGATATCTATAATTTTGTGATAAGAAATATTGTTCAAATCCTCTATTATATACTGAATATGCTCCGTTAGTATTATAATCAGCACTTGGTTTAAAAAATTCATTACGCTCTGTTATTACAGCGTTTTTATTTGTAGGTGTATTCATACCTATAAAATCCCATACTCCATAAGCATTAATAAATGCAAAATTACTTCTGGTTTCATATTCACATGGTTCATCTCTACGATATATTCCAATTCCATATCTGGCACCTGCACCACCTCCAGGAAGATATATAGATTCAACTTGTAATAAATCCCAATCATCGCTACTTCCTGTTATAGAACCTGATATTGAATTATCATAATTTAACATATTTTGATAGCCTGCAGGAATAGTTACAAATGTATCAGACCCTGATACCACCCCTGGAAGGCTGGACTACCAAAATAACTACCCCATCCAGCTGTATATTTTGGTGGAATAGGATCTTCATGATCTCTTAAAATAACATTTACTGTATCAGTACTACCTGAAATGTTTATATAAGATAATGTTGCATAATCTAATTTAGATATTCCTTTAAATGAATCCCAATTTTTATTTACATATCGCTGCTCAGTATCAGGATTACCTGATAATTGTGATGCTGAAATTATTAATGATGGATCATTTGACATAAACAATCTACCATTCCATGTAAGTTGACCTGCATTAGAATTCCAATCCCAAGTAGAAAAACTACCGGTTTGTTGAGCTGGTAAACCTGGATTCAGATATACCTCTAAGTCTTGTAATGTTGGAAATGCTCTATCTAGAGTTCCTACAACTGATCCTGATGTTGTATTTATAGTTGGAGACCAATATCTAGTTTCTGGAAACTCACCTAAATTAACAATATTACCTGGTTCTAAGGGATATGTTATTGATCTTATTGCATCTGATGATGCTGTAAAGTTATTAGCTAAGTAATATCCTTCAAATAATGGTGAAACAAAAGATGATGTTGTTATACCATTCATTCTTAAACCATATACTTTACCTAATTCACCTGTAAAATTAGTTGTATCTAATTGTTGTCCTCCTGTACCTACACTTCCAGAAACATATCCTGATGGTAAAGTAGTACCTTGTGACGATTGATAAACCATTTGATTAGCACTCATATCATATATCTCCATTGAGTATCTATAATCTGAAGATGATACACCGAATGAAATAATATCTAATTTATATGTTTTAGGAGCATCATACCATTCTAATGAACCACTACCTCCAAATGATACTAATACACCATCAACTCTTAGATTGATATCTACATAATCTGTACTTGGTAATTCTTCTAAAAAGTAATTTAAACTACCTGTAAGGCTATTTTGTGATCCTGTATTAGCTGATGATGAAACATAATTTGATTCATTCCATGGTTCCCAAGTTGATCTATTTAATATTAAATTTTGATCTTGTACTGCTGGGCGACCTACAGCTCCTAAACCATTATATAATGTTACTGATGATGAAGGTGATGTACCATATTCCTCACCAAATTTAAATACAAATTCTTCATATGAATTAATATTTACAGAATCAGGATAAGTATTACTAACAGATTTACTTCCACTTCCACTATAACCAATTGGTCCCTCTGTATATAATGTTTTATCAAATGATAATTTAGGTCTTAAAGGTACAGATACATCAAATACTGCTATATCTTGACTGTTAGCAGGTTGTCTTAATGTAGATATAAGATTGCCTTCTAAATCCTCTATATCACATACAAATGCGTATTGCGGAAGATTAATATTAGTAGAAGCAATATTATATATTAACTTAGTATATACTGTGTTTAATTGGGCTGGTTGTAATCTTATTTGTACTGACATTATCTTCTTCCTATGTTTACGTTAGACATTTCCCAAGATAAATCATATTGAAATAATTTTTGTGAGAATTTATTTGTTTTCCAAGTATATGAAGCATTTTTAATGTTGATAGGCATAAACCCTGCTTCTATAGTAACACTCTCTTTATTAGTATCTGCATAGCTAGGAATTCCAGCTACTATAGGTTGAGTTAATAATTCATTTTGAATGAATACAGATGGTGATTCAATTAATTCACTTAACCAATCACTTGTTTCTGCATTTATATAATCAGTAGTTGCCTTAAATGTTTCTACAAATGTGGTATAATAATTGTCTTTACCACGTGAATATGTGTCAAATACAGCGCCACTACTTGTATTCATAGTCTGCCACGGTAATTGTGAAGAATTGTAGGTTTTACGTTTTATTTTAGAGCGTTTTTCTAATGGGTTATTAACGTTATAATAATCCATAACTCCAAATTTGTTTATAAAAGCGAATCTTGTTCTACCTTTTATACTTTCACTTATATTAGTAGGAAAATCTCTTAGTTTTTGATCATAATAAGCACAATCTTCTCTTAATAATTGTACTCTTCTATTATCACCACTTATAAAATTAAAATCATATTCTAAATAATTCCAATCTCCACCATTAATAAGAGCTGCTGCTGCACTATCACTAGCTGATAAATTAGCAGGTCCTATTCCTACATGAATTAAAGGTGCTGCATCTGAAACATAATATGATGATGAATTAAATACTGTTGTTGATCCACTAACTATTTTAGCGTCTACAAAATCTACACCTTCATTATAACCACCATCGTTTACTAATGATACAGTTTCAAAATCGTAATCGTATACTTTTTTAGTTGCTGTACCACCTGCGTTTATAATTCCACTTAATGTAAAGTTAGGATCGTTAGTTAAAAATGGTGTTGATCCTGTTGCATCAAAATCTGCAAACCATTCTTGTTGAGGCCAATTATAGCTTAAATTACTATATTCGTTTACAGCTGGATATAATGTACCTAAAGCACTTGAACCACTAAATGAAGCAGTAAATGCAGGTTCGCCTACACCTCCTATACCATCATATAATATAACACTACTTGAAGGTGATGAAGCATATTCTTCTCCCATTTGTATTCTAAATACAGCAGCATTTGTAAATGAACCTGTACCAGGAGACACAGTCATTGGTGTATCATACGTTAGATGATCAGCTGCTATACGAGCTATGTCAATCATAGCGATTGATGCACTTGGAAACGTTTTAACACGAACCATACGTGTAGCACTTCTTTGTGGAATATAAATGTCTGTTACTAATCTATATTGTGACTTTGACATATCAGGAGATGTTACAACAAATGGTAAATTATTTGTCGTTGCATTAACCGTAAATGGACTACTTACTATTGATAAACTCATATTATGTTACAGTTCCTCCAGATGCTACAACTGCATCGTTAATGTTAATTATTATATCTTTTTCTAATGCCGCTGTTATTTCTGCATTACCAAAATTTGCTGCTGCATTATTAATTGATTCTAGTATAAATGGTTTTTTAGGGTATTTTTTAACACCCTTCTTTTTTATACTTTTAGCTATTGCCCATGCAAAATTCTCTGGTGATTTAAATTTAGCTGGTACTGGTATTTTCTTACGTTTAATCCATCCTTCAATTGGTAATATAGGAGGCATTCTACCTGCTCGCCTATGTGGTCCTCCATCTTCTAATAATTCACCATACCATAATAATGACATTTGTAATTGTTCACCNTGATCATTAGGTAATGGTACTACTGTTCTAGTAATTGACCTAGCTAAGTCACCTGTACCAACTGATTTGTTTTCAAACAGTTGATTTTGCATTTCTTCCACTATACGTGTTCCGAAATCTAATAGTGCGTTATCTAGGTTTTCAAATTCCATTTATATCTTAGGGAAATTACAATAATCATAAATACCTGATTCTTGATATTGTATTGTACCTACAAAACCATATACTCTATCCATAAATGCCTCTAATGTAGGTGTAATTGATTGTATATCATACGATACACCTTTTGATTGATCATCACTTGGAGGTCCCCAATTCATATATCCTCCAAAATCATATAATACAGTTTCCATCTTAGACATTATTGCCTCAGGTGATTGATTTTGTAATCTAGGAACATCTAAAGCATATAATTCAAATGATAATATTCTTAATCGTGTATCCTGTGAGTATCCAGGTGATTGTAATGGTCTTAAAAACACATAAGGATACTTAATATTTTGTGATGATGAATCTAGAAAATCTATACTACCAAAAGCAAATGAGTTTACATACTCATGTGCATCGGCTGCTGCTCTAAATGTTTGTACTATTGATTCTAATGATGTCATTATTTTTTAATTTTGTCTTTAGCTGATTTGTTACGTGCATTAAAAGGGCCACTAGCAAATACTTTATCTGGATCACCTTCTTTAATACATTCTCTTACTAAAGATGATTGCACCATTAATTGTGCTGCTATTCTACTTGCGTCTATACCTGCCATATGCCTTTTCCATATCTCAGCTTTATTTACTCTGTTACAATTACATGCCATAATTTATTATTTTAATCTAACTCTATTTTTATTTTGTTGTTGTTTTAATGCTTGTGCTTCTAATAATTTATAATCTTTATCTATTGATAAATAATTAAGTACGAAGTTAAGGTTTAAGTCAACGATACTATTTTCTCCTGTGATACTGAGTATATTTGTTTTGGCGAGCGAATATAATGTCGCAAACCATCCCCAATGCCCGTCAAAGCTTCCAGTGTCTGCTTCTCCAGCAGATTCTTCATCTTGTCCGTTTTCAGTGTCTTTAAAGAGGTCAGAGAATTTATCCAATGTAAGTTGGCGGTTCCTAAAAAAAAACTCAATGCACCTAAAGCAAAACCTGCAGGTAAATCTTTCATTACCTCAGAATCAACGTGTCTATGTTTACTATCGTATTTTTCTAATTCATAGTATTTAAATACATTACCTAATTTCTCTTGAAATAGTTTTACGTTATGTTTTATTTTCCAACTTAACTTATTAAACCTATGTGTATTAATAGGTCGATATAATACCGCCATTATCTCATGTAAGTTTTCAGTTGGTTTTTTACATAACGTTTCTAAATCAACAAATTCAGCTAACGTCATAGTACTGATATCTGCATATCCATAATTAATATCTTCATGTTGCCATATAGGATAAAATTGTGATGTTAGATCTGCTATAGCAGACATATCACTACTTACTTTCCCTAAATCAGATATTGCCCATGTTTTAATCTCGTCTTTCTTGATATTTGTAAAAACATGAATTGTTTCTATTAATTTACCTAATTCAGATAAATGTTCTAGATTTTGAAGTTTCTGATATTTGTCAATTGACAAGTATTCAGGAATTTCTATTTTATAATTCTTTTTCATATACGAATAAATATTTATTTAACTTAAAATAGATTTGTTATCTAACTCCAAACTGTGGTTTATATGTTTGTTGTGATGGAGATATATACATTTTATTTGTTCTAATTTCATTACGTGCTTTATTTGCTAATAATACTGAATCAACAATATCATCATGCATACCATTAACGTGTGTAAAACTTATTTTACCGTTATTAGATAATTTATAAGTATACATTGACATTTCTTTATAGCATTCAGGTTCTAATTCCTTACTAGGTAATTCAAGTACACCTGCTTCTAAATCTGCTATTAATGTTCTAACAATTGTTGTTTTACTATCTTGAGTAGTTGTAAATCCTCGTACACGCCTATTTTTAGGTATAATTAAATCTCTCATCGCGGCTCCGATTCCATTTTCCTCTACATAACCACCTTCAATTTTAAAACGCTGTAATATTTCATTAAATCGATTAGCAATTGTATTTATATTCTCACCACGTATTCTATCTATGAACAATACTCTACCTTGTTCGTTCATAATTGTTAACACTGAATAATCATTACTTAAACCAGTATCTATACCAACAAAACAACGTTGTATTCTATCAGCTGTTTTATATGCAGATACTATACATGCTTTATCTAATTCTCTAAATACCTCACTACCTGCATCTGTAAATTCAGCTAAATATTCTTGACGAAATATATCATCAGGTAAACTTAAGCGTTGCTCATTAATGAATGACTGATCTATATATGGGTTATCTGTTGATTTACCGCGAAACGAAATGTAATCACTACCATCGTCGAGACC